TGGTCTGTAAAATCTGATTTAATTCTATAGATGGTATCCTGGATGTTATATACATTCCATCTGTCCGGAACTTCCCATCTATAAGCATCGTTGTCTTTATCATAAATTAAAATCTCCGTATGTCTATCTATAAATAGAGATAAGTTGGATTTATGTAACCGTTTCCATCCACTTTTTGTAAAAACTTCTGTATCTTCTGATAGACAGGCGTATGTCCAATAGATTGGTGTGAAACCAATTTCAAATCCAACATCTTCTAACATCTGTATCATTCTGTATTGAACATCGCTTCTTGGTGCACTCATCACGAATGCAAATGCACCAGGTTTTAATACTCTTAAACATTCTTCAAATATCTTTGGGTTTGGTAAGGTTTTGTCCCACGACTTACCCATAAATCCATATCCATATGGTGGGTCTGTGCAAAGTAAATCTACTGAATTATCATCGTGATCTTTTAAAACTTCTAAACAATCTCCATTAATCAATTTACTTTCCATCGAAATCAAAAAACTCCTTAGCTTTATTATATGTTGATACTACTCTACTATTTTTTATAGCAGATTTATTATATTTAAGTGGTGAAGTACTTTGCCATTCTATCTTATCTACAAAACTCCACGACCCATCTGTAAAATCTTTTTTCTTCCAAACCAATTCTTTATCTTTAGGATATTTTCTGCCCCACTCAAAAGTAGTTTCTGCCAATAACCTTTTCTTTTCTCTCTTATTACACAAAAAGTAAACATATCTAAATTGTCTACCTCTATAATGACTCCATTTGTTATCAATTAAAAACTCTTTATTAGGTCTCCTACCTATATTAACACCTTTCTTATCTTTCAAATAAGCTTGTGCTGTTCTTGGATGAACTCTTTCACCAGTTTCAGATAAGTATAAATCAGTAGTTATAAACCCACCATATAAAAAATTAGCTGCTTGATAAACATATCCTGGTTTTCCCAATATTCCATCCGCCCAAGTATAAATTAATTTTATATCTGGTCTATTTTCCTTAACCCACCTAAACATTTTAGATAAAATTATAGATTCTGAATTTCTTGGTAATTCATCTAACATACACATTTTACCTATCTCTAAATAATCTTTTGATTGTAAAGAAGGGAATAAATTTTTAATAGTATTGAGTGGCTGAACTCCCCACCCAAGAGTAATAACCCCTACTAATTTATTATTAATAAAACTTCCAAGAAAATGTTTAGTTAATCTTGGCATAATTTTTGAATAATGATTATTAAATACTATATCTAAAGCAGTTACCTGATCAATCGCGACAAATTCAGAAGTTTTAACATCTTCGACCGAATAAGATTCATTACTCGCCATATAATTGCTTTCTACGTTCTTCAGCTATTTCTTCTTGTCTTTTTTTTCTATATCTATCCCTTGCAACTTTACGAAGCTTATCCTTATTACGCTCATAATGTTCCATCTGCCATTTACGCTGAGCTTCCTTTTGCTGTTTTTCTGTAAAATATTTACGCTTTCTTCCCATGACTCATTCTCGCGTATCTATTTAATTGAGTAAAATTTTGAGTTAGCCAACCTTGTAAATTTGGTAACGCAGTAAATAGTTTATCTTTATAAAACTTAGTTTCAAATTTAAATTTTATCAACTCAGTTATAGGACTTTCAACCAACCCCATAATTTTCATCTTACTACTAGGAGTTATATCTACATTAAATAATTGCATTAATTTTCTATTAAGAAATAATTGTTCTTTACAAATACCTACACTTTCATACAACTTCAATTCATCTTTTTTATCTTCTGAAATTTTTATACATTCTTCTAATGTATAATATGGTTCATCTCTATCTGTAATTTTAGGAAATCTTTTTATAATACTTTTAAGTCCAGCGCCCCTTACCCCAGGAATATTATCCGACTTATCTCCTTCTAATATCCTATAAGTTAAAAAGTTTTTTGATGGAATTCCATATTCTTCATATATTGCATCCCTATCATATATTTTCTTTTTAGTAGGACTGTAAACTTTAATTCTATGATTTATTAGTTGAAGAAAATCTTTATCAGTAGATGATATAACTACTTCACTTTCATTAAACACTTGTTTAGATAAATGAGATATAACATCATCCGCTTCAATATTATCCATGGCAATAATTGTAACTGGCAACAATTGTAAATACTCAATTACAGATTGTAATTGTTTCAACATATTCTTTCGCTCATCTGCTTCACTAGCAAAATCATATGCGCGTACTAATCTACTCTTTGGTTTCCTACCAGCCTTATATTCAGGAAATATCTTACGGCGGCGGGTGCTCCCACCCTTACCATCAAAAACTATAATGGCTCGGGTGGGATTGAAAAGATGGATTGCATAACCTATACTTTTTAGAAAGCCAACTATTCCCCCAATGTGAACACCGTCATCATTGAGAGTTGGCATAACGCTGAATACTCTTATAAAGGTATTCAGGCCATCTACTATAAGTACCTTATCATTGAAGTGACCACCATCTAAACTGCCGCCCTTTTTCTTTATCTCATCAAGTATACTAACATATCTTTTATCCATCACCGACCTCATCTGTAATTTCTACATCGTCAATTCCTAAAGCACTTTTATCATACTTTAGAATAACTTTATCACAGATGAGTTTATAGACATATTCTTTTAGATTTTCATCTTTTAACATATCAGCAAAATCTTTTGATTGAAATTTCTTTACTTCCAATTCTTCACCAGTTTCCAAATCAATTATTGGTAAGGAGTACCAAGCGCCAGATACTTTAGCTATACCATACTCTTTCATTATAGTTAGCCAACTACCTTCATCATCAATACCACTCTCAAAATAAAGAGGAAACTCCGCTTTTCTTAGCGGAGGTCCCAATCTATTTTTTATAACTTGCGCTAAAATCGTCATCCCAATAACATTCTTCTTAGAATCTTTTATTTGACCTTTATTCTTCAATCTAATTCTAGTTGATGAATGAAATGGTAAAGCTTTTCCACCACTTGTTGTCCAAGGGTCTCCAAACATAACACCTAACTTTTGTCTTAACTGATTTGTAAATACTAAAGCAATTTTCTGTCGTCCAATCATTTGAGTAATTTTTCTCAGTGCTTTAGAAACAATAATTGCTTTTGCAGTTGCCCAACCATCTTTATCAAAATCAGCATCTAATTCAACCTTAGTTGTTGCCGCTGCTAGTGAATCTACTAATATTGTCACCAATCTATCTTTATCTGAACCTCTTACTTGTAAAACTATTTCTTCAATAGCTTCAAATATATCTTCGACTGTTTCAAGATGTAAGTATAACATTTTTGAAACATCTACACCAATAACTTCTAAAAAATCATGACTTACTGATGTTTCTGTATCAATATAAACTGCTACACCATCTTTCTTTTGAGTTTCCGCAAGTATATGAGCACCAAGTAAAGATTTACCTGTTGATTCCAATCCATTAAGTTCTGTAATTCTACCAACTGCAATTCCACCATTTGCTTTATTTGATATTGCTAAATCTAACATAGTTGATCCTGTAGATACAAAATCCTCTATATCGGTTGGCGTACTATCAGAACCATCTAAAAAATACGCTACTTTCATGTCCTTAAACTTCTTATTTAAAGTATTAGCAAGGACATCAGCCAACTCATCCCGTACAGACATATATTATCCTTACGTTTTAAGCGTTTTGATTAAATAATTCATCAAAAGCCGAAGAAACTGATTCTACAGTTTTTGTAGTTTCAGATACGTTTTCTGAAGTTACAGAATTGCCTTTAGTAGAAGTAGATTCTTCTTTTTCTTCACTCTTACCTTCAAGCCAATCATTTAAAATCTCTGTAAGTTCATCATAAGTCTTTTCCTGATAAATTTCCGTAAGTTCACGTTGTGTATCTGATACCAATTCGAGAATATTTTTATCCTCTGAAATCGGAGCCGTTACTGGCTTAACTCTAATAGTAGTAGATGGAAAAGTAGCTCCTGTTTCTTCTGCTGTTTTAAACTCAACATTAACATCTCGTCCATTTAATGGATCTGTAATATCACCATAATCTGGATCTGAAATAACTGAAAGAAGTTCCTGGTAAACTGTTTTACCAAATCCCCAAAATTTAACACCTTCTTTTTCTTCACCACGAACAATAACTGGAGCAAAAGTTCTCATTTTTGCTTCTAGTTTCTTACCTAATCTATAATCATCACGATTACCAGAAGTTTTCAACTTCTGAGCAAATTCTTCTATTGGGTCTGGACGACCGAAAGAAATTGGTGATAGATATGATTTTCCACCTAAATTATAATGGAAAAATAATTCTATAAAAGGATTGTCCTTATTAAATTTATAAGGTACAATTCTTATAATTTGTGTTCCTGGTTGTGGTTTCCAAAGAACGGATGTTCTTTGATTTGTTGCTTGTAACTGATTCAAACGTCTTTTTACTAGATCTAAATCCATTTTCTAATCTCCTATATTCATTATTTATTTTTAATTATTAATTATTAATTGTAAATGGTTAATCAACTTAACAACCATTCACATATAAGTATCGAGTAGTTTTACAAACTACCAATTTTTTTTGAGTTTTCTATAACTTTCAGAGCATACTCATAATAAAATCTACCTGCTTTAGGTCCACCGTTTCTTTTTCCATCCGATTCACCTATAGGTTTAATCCATAAAAATGCATCACACAATTCATTGTTAGTTTCAGTAGTTGGAAAAGGACCAATCCCTGCTGTTTTTGGATTACACCAATCACCTGTATAACCAAATCCATTTCTAGCTGTATCTATAACATAATGCTTACCAATTATATCAGATATTTCATCTCCATAACTCATACATTGTTCCGTAGAAACAAAATTTGATGTATTTAAAGCAAACCCTTCATAAGATTCTTTATCAAATTTACTCAAAATATTTATAACTTCATTCACTTTTAACCAATATGGATGCCCAACATCTAAATATATCTTAGCATTACATCCTTTCTGTAAAAGTTTTAATGATTTTCTAATTAATCTAATTCTTTTCTGTTTTTCTTCATATTTCATATCAAATGACTGTGCTAATGCATCTGGTTCATATATTACTATTGGAGCTTTATCTTCTATCCCCTTTACTACATCTTTTATAAAATCTATATA